TAACGATCTGCCCCGCAGCTCCTGACCATGCCGTCACCATGTCATACCAGTTGCTGTCATCAGAGGAGTACTCCCAGTCCAACTGAGCCCCGCCGGTCAGATTGTGTCCGGAGGGAATAATCAATGTATCAACATCATGCGAGGTAACCGAGCCCTGATCCGCTTTAACCGTGTGCGTAGCGGTAGAGGTCCCTTTAAACAGCTTGCCAATATCCCTGTCATACAAACGCCATATCGGATAATCGGAATCCTCGTTTGTTGTCGTCACAGTCGAGTTTTCAAAAATATTGCGATATAATATATGTATTGATCCCATTTAGACCCGTAGGGGCGGCCCGCTATGTCCGCCCGCTTATTTATATCAAAACGCGCTAACCATTGCGCTCTCACCATATTTAATGCTTTTCGCTATCTGCGCTTCGATCCCTGCCGTATTAATGCTGCTCGAAGAGAGGCCCTCGCCCATGCCCGCAGATGCCGTCAACCTTATAACCGTCTGCAGTTTGCTGATAATCCTGTCCAGCCCGCTTGTCAGGCCATTGTCGCTCAATCGAGCTTGAATATTAATCGGGTTTGCATTAAGCTGAGCAACACCCGCAGAGATCCCGCCAAACATTAAGGACAGTTGAGCTTCGCGCGTTTGCATGTTATTGATCAGGCTCGCAGTGTAATTATCAGTCTGGGCCGCTGCCCTCTCCTGCATGGTGGCAACCTCGCTGATTTTGCCCAGCGCCGCATCAGTCTCGGCAGTCACATCAAACGCCACATCAGCGCCATGAATGCCGTCGATCTTTGCTTGCAGATCATTCAGCCGGCTGATAGCATCAGTTGTGTTATCAGTAATATTTACGGCAATCTCAGCGCCGCGACCCCGAATCTCATTAACCCTGGTCTCAACTTCACTTATTTTGCCCAGCGCCACATCGGTTTCGGCAGTCACATCAAACGCCACATCAGCGCCGTGTATGCCGTTGATACGCGCCTGCAGGTCATTTAACCGGCTGACAGCATCCGCTGTATTATCCGTTACATTTACGGCAATCTCAGCGCCGCGTCCCCGAATCTCATTAACCCTGGTCTCAACTTCGCTGATTTTGCCCAGGGCAGCATCGGTTTCGGCAGTCACGCTCACATCTATATCAGCGCCATGTATTCCGTCGATACGTGCCTGCAGGTCATCCAGCCGGCTGACAGCATCAGTTGTATTATCTGTTACATTTACGGCAATCTCAGCGCCGCGTCCCCGAATCTCATTAACCCTGGTCTCAACTTCACTTATTTTGCCCAGCGCCACATCGGTTTCGGCAGTCACATCAAACGCCACATCAGCGCCGCGACCCCGAATCTCATTAACCCTGGTCTCAACCTCGCTGATCTTGCCCAGGGCAGCATCGGTTTCGGCAGTCACATCAAACGCTACATCCGCGCCGTGTATGCCGTCGATGCGCGCCTGCAGGTCATCAAGACGGGACACGGCACCCGATGAAACGTTGATGTTATTTATCACTCCCAGCGTTTTCAGCTTGTTTTCAATCGCTTCCAGGGCGTTTGTAGCGCCGTTATCAAACAACCGCACATCAATGGCAATCTCGCTACCATTCAGCCCGTCAATTTTGGCCGCTATTTTTTCTATCTCACCGGCAGTTTCCGCTTCTTTGGCACGCAGATCATTAACCATCGATTCAGTGTGCCACTTCATGGTATTCAGCCAGTCTGCCTGCGCATGTTCTCCTTTTTCCAATGCCTGTTCTTGCAGAGCATTGATTTTTTCGTACATGTACTTGTTTGTGTCTGCAATCGATACACCCGCGTCCTGCCAGTCCTTGGCCTTTTTCGTGAGTGTATTCAGCTCTTCACGATAATGGGCCTCGGCCCCCAGGCCCATCTCGTTATACATCTCCTCGATGGCAGCAGCCCTGGTCTCCGCATCGCTTTTCTGCATGTCCATCAATTTTTTAACTTCATCACCGGTCTTTTTAGCTGCTTCGCCCTGGTCCTCGATGTCTTTAACCACTTTTTGCCGCACCGGCTCCTCTTTTTTCCACATAGAGGTCATCAGATCCCAGGTCTCGCTCATGTGAGCAATTCCCTTGTCAGCGGCAGCGCGTGAATTCTCTTCGATCTCTTTAAAAAATTTGGGAGCAATATGCAGATATGACAGCATCCTGGCAATGTCCGCAATCAGCTTATTAACTGTGGCCCCTGCAGCCGCAAATACCAGCTCAATGCCCTGGGCAATGTTAAGCAGTACCTTGCCCACGACAACCATCGCATCTTTCCAGCGAGCCTGGTATCTCTGGATCTTTTCTGCGGCTGAATCCTGCGAATCACCCACGCGCTCAACAATGTCCTTTCCTGCCTCGAGTGTGGCATTCAGAAACGCCTGTTTTTTCTCGGCCTCAGTCAAACTCGCTGAGGTTTTGCCAAGCTGTTGTGCGTACTTTTCATTTGCATCTTCAACTTTTACAATAATGCCGAGGTTATCGAGAATCATCTTGCTCCCGCGCCCGACAGCGAGAGTAATGTCCGAATACGCCTGGCTGACAGTCTGGCCCGTAATTTTTGATGACGCCCTGGCCACCTCCATAAGCTCTGCCAGTTTGTCTGCCTGAATACCCAGGGTCATGGCCGTGCCGGCCTTTTCCATAATCGTCATGGTGTCGATAGTGCCGGCAGAAAGTTTTTTCATATCTGCGATTATTTTATCCGCATCGGCCCCGTGCGAAGCAGCCATGTTTCGGAATGCCGTTTCACGCTGCTGAAACTGAGCTGCGTTGTTCATTAAATCGTATGCTTTTTTAACCGCCACAACAGCGGCCCCAATCTCAACCCAAGCGGCCTTTGCGTTTGCCCATCCTTGTTTCATTCCGTCGCCGAACTTACGGGCAGAGACATCCGCATTTTTGAGACCCTGATCAGCATTTGACGAAAACTCGCGCATCTTTTTGGCAGCGGCTTCGGTAGATGCTTCGATAATTAGTTTAACTTTTGCTTCATCAAATGCCATTTTTTATCCTTTATTCAAAATTCGATGTTCAATGTTCGATGTTCGATGTTCATCCTTTTTTTATCTCAAATCTCAAGTCTGAAATTTTAAATATTTTGTTTAACCGCCCTCACAACCTCAATCATCTGCAGCATCTTGTTGGGCTGGTCATATATCCCGCCCGCGAACGGCAAAAACCCTCTATCGTAATGGTTTACAATCCCGAATGCCTCATTTGCCAGGCCCCGGTCAACCCTGCCCACCGGGCACTCATACACCGGCTCGCCGTCTATTTCGTAAACGGGTTCTGTCGGGATGAGCCATTCTGTTTCTTTGATTTCCGGGCAGTGCCTTTGCTTTTGGAGCCCCGCTTTTTTGCACTCGCCGCAGTCGTGGAGCTTGTTTTTAAGACTGAGGACTGCGGCGATTCGGAGTTTTTTCGGTCTGCCTCCGTCATATATGTCTCTGCAGTAATCCGCGTGTACATATCCAGTTTTTCTCCCGGAGTTAAATCATCCGGGTCCACATCGCAAGCGAGTCCGATAAGTCTGTCAAGGGCTTCATCTCTTTTATCAACCGGCATATCAGTCAACCCGCCAAGAGTGATACCCTCCTTATTTTTAAGCATTTTAAGCTCACGACCAATCAAACCTCTCACTGTAATTTTGCTCAACTCCATCATCTCCTCCATTCCGGGCGGACGCAAGGCCCGCCCCTACAACCTGTTTTAATTTAACCCGTATACCGTAAACCGGCATTAACTACGTGAATGCTATACTTATCTCATCATCGCCGCTACTGCGTCTGAGCGTAGCGTCTATATCATCAACAGCATATCCCGATCGCGTGCCCTGCCCTATTTTGCCATACTGCACTTTCGGCGCTGTTATCGTGCATATGTTGCCGGCAGTAGCGCCCAGTGTGGCAGTCAGTGCAACCAGTGTGCCTGCAAACCACTTTGTCCAAAAGTTATGTGTCGCTACTGCCACAGCTTCCGGGTTTATTTTTAAAGTCATCAATCTCTCTGATATAATTGTGCTCAGGTATCCCTGAACAGAATTGGCATCCGGCCTCAATTCGAACTTATTGCCGCTGCCGATCATCAATTCTTCGATTATCGCGGAGTAGGAATCTATAGAGAAGCTCGCGTTTTGGAACGGCTGTGCCACAGACGTCTGATACGAGATGCCGCTCAATAGAGCGGTATCACTCGGAGCGATAGCGGTTCCCAAAAAATCCCAATTAATTTTACCGGCTTTTCCGGCATTCAGGAGAATGTCATATTTGCCGCGCGCGCCTGCCATTAAATAGCGCTTGCCATCAATATACTTAGCCATAGTCAAAGAAGGAATTGACGCTGATGCAGGCGCATATGTCACGCTGGTACCGCCCACAGTTGTCTCGCCCAACCCGCAAGCTCGGAAAAGAGCGCTTATCTCTGGCGGCGTCCCTGCTGCGCCAGAGCCTTTAAGTGGCGTCTGGAATGTCATACGCGCTAATCGTCCACCGGCCATTGCAGGGAATGGACTCAACGAAGAACTTTGCAAATTAAGTTCTTCCATATCCACATCCGGATCAAACTTAATATTACTCGCAAGTATTGCATATGTCGCGCTCAGGGTCTCAGCCGTCCCCTCCACATCCTCCACTTTTGCGGCCAACTGTGACCGCGCTTCAATCAATGGTGCCATGTTAATCCTCCTTTTATTGTTGTGTATGGGCGGGTCCGCCCACATGCCTACAAATCAAAAACCTCTATCTCATCGGCTGCAAGAGTAATCTCCGCCTTAAGTTGTATACGTATATCTCCACTTAACCTCAAACTCACGGCTGATGCAGGCGCATATGTCACGCTGGTACCGCCCACAGTTGTCTCGCACAACCCGCAAGCTCGGAAAAGAGCGCTTATCTCTGGCGGCGTCCCCGCGACTCCTGAGCCCTTCAGGGGCGTCTCGAATGTCATACGCGCAAAACCCCCTCCGGCTACAGCCGGGAACGGACTCAACGAAGAACTTTGCAAATTAAGTTCTTCCATATCCACATCCTCAACCTTTGCGGCCAACTGTGACCGCGCCTCAATCAATGGTGCCATGTTAATCCTCCTTTATTGTTGTGTAGGGGCGGGCCTTGTGTCCGCCCGCATGCCTACAAATCAAAAACCTCTATCTCATCGGCTGCCAGGCTAATCTCCGCCCAATGGCACAGCACACTCCCGAACATCCGAGTTTCACAAACCTCCACAGCAGGGGGCGTGCAGTTTGTTGCCGTACCGTTCAGCCGTTTATTACCTCGTAATGCAGTGCAAACCGCCTCAACAATCTCGTCCTGAAAATATATCTCGCTCCCATGCGCATTATTAAGGCCAAAAAGGAGAGCTACTTTCATATTATGCGTTCGCAGATCCTGTCCGCTGCCGCCGTAATCAATTTCAGGCGTCCTGGTGCGCGTGATCATAGCGCCGTTTATTTTGCCGTCATCATCCTTAAAAAAATCAAGGAATTTTTGCCACGTAGAAGCCCAGCAAAAATGTGAATACACCGGCCCCACGGAAGGTACCGAGGCAACAATAGCCGCAACCTGTTCTCGTATATCTTTAAGACTCATTCAATTCTCCTTAAAATCTCTTCAGGGATCTCTTCCAGAATGCGAATAACCGTTGATTTATTATCATCCCATGTCTGGCCGAACATGTGCGCGCCTTTTGTGCCCTTTTTGGATATCTTGCGGGCAATCAAATATGCCACAGACCTGGCTTCCTTTCCTTCAAACCCTAATTTCTTTTCAACCCAGTGCTGAATCGGATCGATCGGCGGAAAGTGCGGTTTTGTGCCAAGTTCAACTGACTCCCCATATATTGCGGGTGTCCCCAGCAGCCCGCTCACCGGCTCGCCCGTAGCGCTCACTTTGTAAAAGATCGTGTCCCTTAAATGTATAGGCCCGGCCCCGTAGGGTGTCTCAGGTTTCACCCTGCTTTCTAAAAACAACAGCGCCTC